AGTTGTCCTCTCTGTGGCGATTCTAAAAAAAATCAATCAAAGGCTCGAGGATATATCTATCGTAAAGAGTCATCCCTATTCTATAAATGTCATAACTGTCAAGCTGGTACAAGTCTTGGTAATCTACTAAAACAAGTTGACCAACGCATGTATAATGAGTATCAGCTAGAAAAGTTTGGCAGTACTAATAACAAACATGTAAATGATAAACCAGATCTAGAAATATTCAAGACTGACACTATACCTGTAAAAAAATTAAATGCTAATCCAGTGTCAGAACTTGCAGACAACCATCCAATAAAACAGTTCTTGTTGCTTCGCCACATAAATCAAGATCTTCATGAACACTTTTATTGGGTGGCACAGTTTAAACATTGGGTGAATGAAAATATTGTAATGAGTTTTCATAATATAAAAAAAGATGAACCCAGACTTGTTATACCTTTTTATAATGAGGATAAAGAATTAATTGCTATACAAGGTAGAGCATTCGGAAATGAACAGCCTAAGTATTATACACTAAAAGTAAAAGAAGATAACCATAAAGTATATGGTCTTGACCGAGTTGATAAAACTAAACATGTATATGTGACAGAGGGTCCAATAGATTCTTTGTTTCTACCTAATGCTATCGCAGTTGCTGGTGCCGAGTTTTATTTACCACAAGTCAAACAGTTTAAAGATAACTGTACCATCGTATTTGATAATGAGCCACGAAATATTGCTCTCGTAAAACAGATTGAAAAAATGATTAAACATGGTTTTCATGTTTGTTTATGGAATGATAGTATAAAAGAAAAAGATATTAATGATATGATAGTCGCTGGTAAAACACCTCTAACAATACAAACTTTAATACAACATAATACTGTACAGGGTGTTGAAGCTGAACTTAAATTTAATACATGGAGAAAATGCTAATGAGCGAAGTGCCCTTTGATAGAGCCGACTTGCTAAAAGATTATGTACATGATGTAGAAATTACTGAACAATATGTGCGTGACTTCTGTAATATTATTCAAGATGATAACCCACTACACTTTGGTGATGAAGAGGGTAATGTAATGCCTGGAGCATTAATGATATCATTATTATTTTCTAATCCTGTCCCTGGATTTTTTATTAGAAATTTTAAAATTAAATTTTTATCACCTATTCACTTTCCTACAACTGTAAAGATATATCGTAAAGTATGGAAAGCTACAGATAGAAAAGCAGGTGAACTCGGAGAAGGTATATTCGCTATAAAAGATATGAGCGATGGAATTATAAAAGCTAAAGGAAAAGGTCAAGTATTTAGACCAACCAAAAGATTAATGGAAACCTTTGAACAAGGTGTAGATAGGAATTTTTTTAAACAAGCCGATCCTAACTTTAAAAGACAAAGTTGGGTCAATCCCGATGGGAAGGAGATAAAATGACAGATGATAAAGATAACATAGAAGATGCCAAGATAGTTGACATCAACGAGTATGCTGCTAAAAAGTGGGATGAAGCGAGGGAAGAAGACTTGCAGAAACTGCAAGAGTATGAGCAAAACTATATTCTCACACCTTTATGGGAAGCACTAACAAATATTAAATCATCTCGTCAAGCAATCAATGCTGCGATGGGTATGTTAATTACAGCTAAAGATATTCTTGTACTCGAACTAGGGAAACCTGATGCTGAAAGAACTATTGGCTCATTAAACTATGACACGATTGATTTAGTAAGTATTGAAAAGAGGGATGGTAATGCTCAAGGCACTGGATATGATTTAACCCCAGTTGATGAGTCCTATCCTGCTCCTAGTAATGATAATGTTACACCTATAAAGGATAAGGAGGATGATGATGAAAAAGGCACTGATTGAGGAAATATGGGACGAACAGGAGTCCTTTGAAGAGAATAAACCTAAGAGAATTATTACTAACTTCGTAAATGGCGAGTGGATAGATCGTGTATATGGAGGAGATAATTTAAAGGTAAGATTGTTGCAAGGTGAGTTCGGAACATTATATAAAGGCAAGATAGAACAAAAGAAGTTTCGTAGGTATAGAAAAGATTTTACTGGTAAACCTATGGGAGTATATTATCAAAAATACTCACATACAGCTGATGGTAGATGGTTTGATAATGGTGGAATGCCTTGTGAAAAACCACATCATGAGCCAAAAGATCCTAACATAGAGGAAAGCGAAGACGAGTAATATGGTTGAAGAACGACTAAGAAAATTAGACGGAAAAAGTTTATGGTATTTTGATAATATCTTTAGTTTTGAAGAACGAGAAAGACTATATAGTTATTGCTTAAATCAAAAGTATTCGCTGTCTGGTTCAGATGTACAGAGACTTGAGACCAAAGGCGATTATAATCTATATTGTAATCTCTCTCCCACCGATGTGGACAATATGGGGATAGAGAAATTGAGCAATTATTCCCACATCAAACACCACTTAGATGACTATACTATAACACAAGCTAGGATTAATCTTAGTACAATCCAGGATAAAAATCGTTTTCATTGCGATACTGGTGCCGAGCATAATTTAACAATGCTATATTATCCCAACATGGAATGGGAAAAGTCTTGGGGTGGTCAAACACTGTTTACTAACTCAACCAACGATACTCTCGAATGGGTGTCGTTCTACATTCCAGGGAGGATAATATTATTCGATGGCACAATACCCCACTCAATCAACCCACCAACAATCCACAGCCCAACGCACAGATTTTCAGTCGTCATTCAGTATGGAAAATAAAATGGAAGACAAACTAATTTCAGAGATACATGGTATCACGATAGACTATACTAGAGATTCTCTATTAGATGATGCTGGTAAAATACGATTAAGAGAATCGTATATGAAAGATGATGAAACTTCTCCGCAAGAAAGATTTGCTTTCGTATCAAAAACTTTTTCATCTAATCCTGAACATGCTCAAAGGTTGTATGATTATTCATCTCAACATTGGCTAAGTTATGCCACTCCTATTCTATCTTATGGTAGAAGTAAAAGAGGATTACCCATTAGTTGTTTCTTAAATTATATTGAAGACTCTTCTGAAGGACTAGTACAAAACTTATCTGAAACAAACTGGTTATCAATGTCAGGTGGTGGAGTTGGTATAGGATTTGGTATTCGTAGTGCTGATGATAAATCTACTGGAGTTATGCCACATATGAAAATGTATGATGCATCTTCACTAGCATATCGTCAAGGTCGTACAAGAAGAGGTAGCTATGCTGCATACTTAAATATAGACCATCCTGATATAAAAGAATTTATTGAAATGAGAAAGCCAACAGGCGATCCTAATATGCGTGCTTTAAATATGCACCATGGTATTAATATTCCACATGCCTTTATGCAGATTATAGAAAACTGTATGAAGAATGAAAACTGTGATGACAAGTGGGCACTAAAAGATCCACATAATGGTAAAGTAAAAGAATATGTATCGGCTAGAGAATTATGGCAAAGTATTTTAGAAACTCGTATGATGACAGGAGAGCCATATTTACATTTCATTGATACAAGTAATGAAGAGTTGCCAGAGTTTCTAAAGGAAAAAGGGTTGAAGATTCATCAGAGTAATTTATGTTCAGAGATTATACTTCCTACAAACGAGGAAAGAACAGCAGTATGTTGTTTATCATCTTTGAACTTAGAGCATTTTGATGAATGGTCAAAAAATAAAACATTCCTAAGAGATGTTGCTGAAATGTTAGACAATGTTCTACAGTATTTTATTGATAATGCTAGACCAGAACTAGCCAGAGCAGTTTACTCTGCTACACAAGAAAGATCTATTGGGATAGGTGCTTTGGGTTTTCATGCTTATTTACAAAAGCATGGTATTCCTTTTGAAAGTGCCATAGCTGGAAATAGAAATGAAAAGATTTTTAAACATATTCGATCTGGACTTGATAAAGCAAACACTGAGTTGGGTACTGAGCGAGGGGAAGCACCTGATGCTGTTGATACTGGTCGTCGTTTTTCTCATATGCTCGCTATTGCTCCTAATGCTAGTAGTAGCATTATCATGGGCAATACTTCTCCTTCTGTGGAGCCTTTTCGAGCTAACGCATATCGTCAAGACACACTTAGTGGATCCCATACTAATAAAAATAAATTCCTTCAAATACTTCTTGAAAAGAAAGCTGAAAAGAATAAACTAAATTTAGATGAGGAATGGTCAAGTATTATTGCAAATGATGGCTCAGTACAACATCTAAAATATCTAAGCGATATTGAAAAAGATGTATTTAAAACATCTATGGAAATGAACCAACAATGGATTATTAATCATGCTAGTGAACGACAAAAATATATTGACCAAGCACAGTCAATTAATTTATTCTTTAGACCTGACGCAGATATTAAGTATCTTCATGCTGTTCACTTCTTGGCATGGAAGACTGGTTTAAAAACATTATATTATTGTAGAAGTGAAAAGATCGGTAAAGCCGATAAGATTAGTAAAAGAATACAAAGGGAGATAATTAAAGAGTTAGACATATCAGCGATAGCCGATGGTGATGTCTGTCTCGCTTGTGAAGGATAGAAAATGGATTTAAAATTACCAGAACATCTCAGCTATGATAAAGAAACTATAGAAAAATTAAAAACTCAAAAAATATTTCGCTATGGTGATGTTCCAAGATTTGATGATGAACTAGATTTCCTTATGGGTTTCGTGCCTGATTTAAAAAAGGATTTCTTAACAGAGTATAAAGATATTCAAGATTGTTTAGATAAAGGTACGACTTCAGCTATGCAATCAATATATAAAGAACTTAAAACTGACGAGGATGGGGATAAGTATTTAAGAAATAAAGCACTCGCATCAGGTAGGAGTTTGACTGATGTTGATAGTCTAGCAGATCCTAGTTTATTCAAAGGTCAGACGACAGGTGGTAAACTAAATTATGATGCTTGGCGAGTATTAGTTATGAAATATAATAATCCTAATATTGCTGCTGCCACTGGTCCTGCAGGAGAAGAGGTACAAAAAAGATTACTTTCTATACAACAAAAGAAAGATGGGTATAGACCACAAGCATTCCCAACTATGAAAAAGATTGCTGAACATTATGGAGTTAGATGCCCTGTGCTTGAATATAGTATCTTGCCTGCTCAAAGTATTATTGAAAGACATATAGGAATAGAAAATAAAAAGGGACAGAATATTCGTATTCACATACCTATAATTATTCCTGAGGGTGATTTATATTTAGAAGCAACTGGGGAAGAAGTTGATTGGAAACACCCATGGGGATTTAATAATCAATATATGCATAGTGCTCATAATAATACTGATGAACATAGATTAATTATGTTGATTGATTTAAAAAGAACTTATGTTGGTATTCCACCAGCAAAACATTTTAAGGATATGACTACTGAAGAGATTGGTGATATTCATTTTAAATATGCTAGAGATAATGATAGAGAGCAACCTAAAATCTCATCATCTCTATCTAACAAATTTAGGAACCCAGAAGATTATATATAGTGCCTAAAACAGAAAAAGAATTAGAGGAGTGGCATAAAAACCACATGAAAAAGTATCGTAAGATATTTAAAAAACAAGGGTGTTTACACTGGAGGAAAGATGCCAACAAAGTTTAAAAAAGATGAAATAATAGTTAAGAGAACACCAGATGGTAAACAATCTAAAACTAAAAAGAGACATTACATTCATACTATAAAACAAGAAGAATTAATTAAAACTTTAAATGCCACTTCAAGTGGTAAATTAAAACAGAAAATTAGACATGAACTAAGAAAAAGAGGAATAACTCTAGTGAGGAAAGCATCATGAAGAACTGGTTAAGAAATACTGCATATGTCCTAATAGCAATTGTTGCTTTATCAGGTTGTGCTAGTATAAAAGGATTCCTGCCATCAGGGTGGGATAGCAATGAAATGTTATGGATTGCTGAGATGCAATATGATATTCGTAATATAGAATGCGAAGGTCCAAACAAATTAGAAACAGTAGAAAAGGTTTGGAGAACAAAAGAAATTTTATGGTGGTATGCTCAAGCAAATCGACATGCTGATGTAGTTGAGTTAATACGACCATTTAGTGAAAGTATGGAAGGAATATATATGTCTGCCAAAGCAGATAAATTAAGGAAACCATACTGCGTAAACAAGGTTATTATATTGACTATACAGGTTGATGAAATAGCTGAAGCATTGGCATCAAGGAGAAAGAGATGACACAACGATTAATAATAATGGGTAAAAATAACTGCCCATATTGCGACTTAGCGAAGCGACATCTAGATGAACACAAGATTCCATATGACTACATCAAGATAGATGAAGATATGGATGCTTACACTGAATTTAGAGAGTTCGGTTTTCGTTCAGTTCCACAAATTATGCAAAGAGAAGATGACGGAAAGCTAAAGCTGAAAGTCGAGGGTGGTTGGGATGGACTAAAAGAAACTCCTATACACAACTTACAACAAATGGTCGGAGGACAATAATGGACGCATTTAAAGATCTTCGTAATGAAGAATGGGCAAATAAAAAAATAGAACTTGCCGATAAATTTAATAAACAGTTAGAATCTGGTGAACTCAACGAGTGGGAATATAAAGACTTAATGCAAGATCTTACTCGTACTGATGAAATTATGGACAAAGCGAATGCGATGAAAATGAAAGCAGCAGTAGAGAAAGCTATTTCATTGGCATTGAAATTTGTATAAGTTTTTATTTAAAGATTCAGAAGAAGTATTTGACCCAATCGCTCGTCAGAAGATAGCTGAAAAAGTCTATTATCATGAGAAGTATTGGAAGCCACTTAGCGATTTTCTAGGAGTCGGAACTCAAGCAGGTATGGAACATATGTACCTGTTCGGCGATGGTTTGTATGTCTTACAAGAAGATAAAGAGTTTGATGACGAAGTACAAGAACTCTTAGATACTGAATTTACAGAACTTATATATACTCCTGTCCTTAAAACTATTGAGGACATGTTCGGCATAGGAGTGAACGAGGTAAGCTATTACAAAGACTTGCCCTTGCCTGGATTTCATATCTATAAGGGAAACGAGATCGGCTTGACCAAACTTCGTCCTTTTCATGTCGATGATAATCTAAGATTTTATAAACCTGAAACAGATAAGAATAATATATTCTCATTTGCTATACCAATCATCCTGCCAGAATGTGGGGCATGTTTAGATTGGTTAGGGGATTCTAGCGAATACTTTATACATAACTATGAACTCGGTGTGATGTCAATGTGGCATGGAATGGTAAAGCATCGTATCGGTGCAAAACCACCAACTGATGAAGATAGGATTACTCTACAAGGTCATGTATATGTAAATGAAAAAGATGGTATTTTAAAAGTATATTTCTAGGAGGAAGAAATGGATTTAAGTTTTTTAAACGCAGAACTACTTAATAATGTCAGCTGGGAAGATGGTTTAATTTATATTGGACTCGGACTAGCTGTTTATGCAATAATCAGATTAATTAACAAATACACACGATAGGAAAAACGATGGCAAAAAAGCAACTCAAACTAACTGACGAAAGAACTTTCTTCAAACCTTTTAATTATCCATGGGCATACGAAGCATGGTTAAAACATGAACAATCACATTGGTTGCATACTGAAGTGCCTATGATTGAAGATGTTAAAGATTGGAAAACAAAGATTACTGCTGAGCAGAAATACTTTTTAACTAATATCTTTAGATTCTTTACTCAGGGAGATATAGATGTTGCTGGTGGTTATGTAAATAACTACTTGCCATATTTTCCACAACCTGAAATTAGAATGATGTTAAGTGGGTTCGCAGCAAGAGAAGCATTACATATTGCTGCGTACTCACATTTGATTGAAACTTTGGGTATGCCTGAAAATACATATCAAGAGTTTGCTGAATATCAGGAGATGTCTGACAAACATGAATACTTTATTAAACTATCAGAATCTAATGGAAACAAAAGATCGGTAGCTACTAACATTGCTGCATTCTCAGCTTTCACTGAGGGGATGCAACTGTTTTCATCTTTCATTATGTTATTAAACTTTCCTAGACATGGACTAATGAAAGGTATGGGTCAAATCGTGACTTGGTCAATCGTAGATGAAACTCAACATGCTGAAAATATGATTAAACTTTTTAGAACTTATGTTGAAGAAAATAAAACCATCTGGAATGACAAAACTAAAGGCGAGATATATACAATCGCTACAAAAATGACTGAACTCGAAGATAAATTTATTGACTTATCATTCGCTATGGGCGAGATGCCTGACTTAACAGCTGATGATGTAAAAGGTTATATAAGATATATCTGCGATCGTAGGTTAATTAGTCTAGGATTGAAAGGTATATGGAAAGCAAAAACTAATCCACTCCCATGGGTTGAAGAGATGATAAATGCTCCAACTCACGGAAACTTCTTTGAAAATAGAGTCACTGATTATGCAAAAGGTGCAATTACAGGTGACTGGCAAGAAGTATGGGGAGTCGGTACTGCTTAAATATGAGTGTAAAGAAAAAATATAATTTTGAATGTGCTTCTTGTGGTGCTGAATACAGTATCTCTATGGAGGAAGATGAAGATAATTTCATGGGGCAAGATATAATTTGTTGCCCATTCTGTGGAGATGATTGTGAAAGACCTGAACAAGAGGAGGATTTAGATAAGGATCCAATATGAAAATATTAGTTGATATTATTAGTCATGTAAATTCCAATAGTTATTCAGAACTTCTAGAAGATCTAAAAGAATACGATGTAGAAGTTGTAGAAACAATTAAACAATACGACCCATCTCTTACTCGTCAAGGGTATCAATTAAACATAGATAAAGAAAGATTTCTTACTCAACACGATGAAGATTTTTTAATTACCTTGCGTGGAACTAGTAAACTCTCAAGAGATTTTAAAACTTTAGTTGAAGCAGTAAGTAAAGAAGATATTGATTTGGTATTTTTAGCAGGTAGAAGAGAACTCTATGTTGATGATACTTTATATGAAAACGACGAAGGATTCTTAAGAGCAGTATTAGAAAAGTATTGTGAATTAAATATGAATACATCTTTTAAACATCCAGTTGAATACATACAAAATATTATAACATCAATAGCACCTTATCAGCCATTATATGTTCCATATACTAATGAACAGGGTGTACACAATACCCTTATAGGATATTCAAGGAAGTTTGCGGAGTTGTTTACATTCAACGAAGCTATTAACCCTTGCGATATTCTTACCAACCACGACGCACTTATGACTGCTTCTAGGAACGATCTACAAGTTCGTTATCTTCAATCTAATGCATTCGTAGAAGAGCATATGGATATCCAGGAAGTATGTCAAGGTGGTTTCTGGGAAAACTATACCGAAGATTGGCGAACTGCCATGAAACGATCCATCCCTAAATTCACAAAAAACATCACAAATCGTAAGATTAAATTCATTTAGAACCTAAATATAATACAATGACTTGGTTATATGAAGACAAAGTCTTCACTGATTATGAAGATTATTATGGTTTCATCTATGAGATTACCTGTAAGAAAACAGGTAGATCTTACATTGGTCGCAAATATTTTACAAAAGCGAAAACTCTACAGCCATTGAAAGGCAGAAAAAATAAAAGAAGAAGTAGAGTTGAGAGTGATTGGCAAAATTATTGGGGATCGTCAACAATCCTACACGAAGATATAATTAAAAAAGGCGAAAGTAATTTCGAGCGAAACATACTTCGTCTTTGTAAAACTCGTGGGGAGGTTAATTACTGGGAAGTGAAATATATGTTTGAGTTTGATGTGCTAAACGCAAAACTTCCTAATGGTGAGTACAAATATTATAACGAAAATATTATGATTAAATTTACAAGATCTAATATAGGAGGATAATATATGTGGAATCTTACTGATATAAAAGAATGGATAATTGACACTAAGGACGCTATCGTTTTTAAGTGGGATACTTTATCCAACGCAAATAAAATTGCTACTGCTGGAATATTAGCATTAGTAATTTGGGTTATATGGACACTAGTATAACCAACACTAAAAGTGGGGACTTCGGTCCCCACAAAGAGGAGGACTAATATGTTCATGAAAGTATTAATGTTGGGGACTGCCTTAACTATCTCTGCTATCGCTGCATATTACTCAATAATTGGGTTAGCAACTATCTTTGCTGCAGCAGTCATACCAGTTATAATTATGGGGTCTGCCATGGAAATAGGAAAGCTGGTCACAGTCGTCTATCTACATAGATACTGGCATCAGGCACAACTCCTATTAAAATCATATTTAATTTTCGCAGTGTTTTTCTTAATGTTTATTACTAGCATGGGAATATTTGGATTTTTAAGTAAAGCACATATCGAACAAACTGCTCTATCTGATGAGCAGATAGCACTCGCAGAATCTATTGATGATAAACTTCTTCGTTCAAATGTAAAAATAGAAAGATGGGATGCTGAAATAGATAGGTTGTTACAACCTAATAGTGAAAGAGTAGATGTACAAATAGGAAACGAACAAGAAACTCTTAATGGTTTGTACGATCGTATCTCTGCTGAAAAGAAAGCAGCAAATGATGCGTATAATCAAAAACTAAAAACAATTAATGAAACTGTCACTGGCTTTGGTTCAGGTGCTGCTAAAAGAGAACAAGTAGATGCAGCAAATGCTGAACTGAAAAAAGAACTATCTGCTATTGATAACAAATATAAAGACCAAATAAACAATCTAGAAGAAGTAATTGCTTCTTATCGTCTTCAAGCTGAAACTAAAACAGATGACATAGATGAAAAAATATCTGGATTAGAGTCAAGAGTTGAAGCTGAACAATTAATAGTTGATTCGCTAATCGAAGAGAAGATGGTTTATGAAAAAGAATATCGAACACTTGAAGCTGAGGTTGGTCCAGTAAAATATATTGCTGAACTAGTATATGGTGAAACAGATAAGTCAGTATTAGAAGATGCTGTCAGATGGGTTATTATAATTCTATGTATAGTATTTGACCCACTTGCTGTCGCTTTATTAATCGCATGGAATGGTATGATTGAACAACCAAAGCGAGGTGTACGATTACCTGAAAAAAAGTTAAAACCGAGCGATGATGCTCGGTACTACTGGAAAAAAATCCAAGAAGATGCTAAGGTAAAACGACATGTTGATAAACTACCAGAGAAACGAGAAGATCGTCCTGGTCCAAGTATAGCTGAAGAGCCGAAGGAAGTAGATCCAGATAACGAACCATACAATCCTGAGAGTTATAAATTAAGATCTGATATTAAGGAAATAATCAAGAAGAAAGATACCGAAAACCCTAAATAGTCATTTAAGATTAACTATTTTATAGTGGATTAAAAGATGGCAAAAAAAGATTTTGATTTAGATGGCGATGGTGTTCTAACTCCTGAGGAGATAGAAGCAGCCAAATTACTCAAAGAAGCAGAGTCAGCAGAAGAAAAAGCTGATACCCAGAAACGAATGGCATGGATAGCAATGATATCTATGCTTGGCTTTACTGGTTTTATTCCTCCCTTTTATGTCCGACGAACGAGTGGCAGCACTCGGAGATCTACTTGGTCTATTTTATATAGCACAAGCTGGTGTAGTTGGAGCATATATGGGAATGTCTGCTTACATGAGTAGGAAATAACTAACTGGAATTATGGATGATATATTTTTACTGATAGGTGAGCTCGGTCTGCCAATAGCAGGCTGTGTCTTTCTTGGTGGATTCATATATGTAATTTTAAAATACATATTAAGTGATGTCACTGAGCAAGTATCTACTATGCATGGAATCATATCTATGCTCGATAATCGTATCAAGAATATGAACAACGATATGATTAAACTAGACATTCTAATTTCTCATTCATTAGATTTAAAACCAGACGAGGAACGCATCGCTAGAGCCGATGGGAAAGAAGATGCTCGTCGTGATTGATATAATAAATGATTATGGCTTCCCAGTTGTGGCAGTCGTAGGTATGGGATGGTTCATCTGGTTTATATACAGCTACATTACTGAAAAGATTGCTGCGAAACTAGATAATGCTAACAAGGTATTAATAGCATTAATAGATAGGATTCGTATGCTAGATAATGATATTATAAGACTCAAGTCAAAGATAAATACAGTCATAGAATTAAAAGAATTACAAGATAAAAAGGTCGAGAAGAAGGATGAAAAAGCTAAATAAAGGTATGAGAGTTCTAGTATTTTTACTATTATTGTCACCACTAGCCATGGCAGACTCGCTAGTTTTTGAGTTTGGAAACCCAGCTTTCTCTGGAAATGGTTATAGTTCCCATGTATTGAGTGTTGAGCAATTGCAATACTCAAGAAAACAAGATGTTGAAGATGATGCTAAAAGTGCTGCAGCAGCACTAAAGAGGGAACAAGATAATACGACGATTGCCAAGTTTATAAAAAATGTAGAATCTAGAATATATGCTAACTTGTCAAAGCAACTAGTTGATAATATGTTTGGTACAGGTTGTGATGTGACAGATGTCTCTGCTAATTGTCAGAACTCTGGTTCAGCCACAATAGATCCAGATGGTGATGGAACTGGTGCTACTTTGGCATGGGTTAGAGACTCTTCTGCTGGTACTATTACTTTGACTGTGACAGCTGAGGATGGAACGATAACCAACTTGACAGTACCTGTTGGCAATTTTCTATTTTAAAAAAGGAGTTGCTTCGTGCAAGGTTTGTTTAAGAGCTTAGTATTATTCAGTCTGCTATTTGTAGTAGGGTGTGCTTCTATACCTGATAAGGTCAAGGAGTACGATGCACTTGGTCCTTTTCATCATCAAACTCCTACAAATGATATGCTGGTAAATTTACCAGAACTAGATCAGGAAATTATGACGATTGCTGTTTATAATTTTACTGACAAAACAGGACAAAGAAAACCAAGTCAAAAGTTTTCACAGCTATCTACAGCAGTATCACAAGGTCCAGAGGTATGGGTGATACAAGCATTAAAAGAAGCTGGTGGAGGAACTTGGTTTAAAGTTGTTGAACGAGGTGGTTTAGAAAACCTTGTAAAAGAAAGACAACTGATACGATCTACTAGAGAATCGTATGAAGGACAAGAAGCAAATAAAAATAGTTTGAAACCACTATTATTTGCTGGGTTAATATTAGAAGGTGGGATAGTTTCTTACGACACTAATATTGACACTGGAGGTTTCGGTGCAAGATATTTTGGTATCGGTGCTCATGAAGAATATAGAGTTGACCAAGTCACAGTATCTATGAGAATTGTAGCAGTACAGACAGGTGAAGTTATCCTAGCTGTAAATGGTACGAAAACTATCGCTTCTCATAAATCTGGTGTTGACGCATTTCGCTTTATTGATATGGGCACAAGAGCGATAGAGGTTGAGAGTGGGGTTAGTGCAAACGAACCTGTAAACTATGCTATAAGATCTGCAGTAGAATACTGTATTATAGAAATAATAAAACAGGGGGAGGAACAATCACTCTGGAAATTTAAAGAGGAGAAACTAAATGAAGCAAACGAGGGGATACATTAATAGAATATTATTAATATTGATGCCTTTATTATTCATGTCTGTTGGTATGGCTAATGATATCTATGTCACACAAAGTGGTGATACACTTGACTTAGATATTACTCAAGATGGTCAGAACAACACAGTAGGAAACTCCACAACTTCTTCGTCATCTGTCGGTGCAACAACAACTTTAAATATTGACCAAATAGGAAACTCGAATGTAATAACTTATGCTATTAATGGTGCCACTTATACTGGTGTTATTAACCTAGTAGGAAACTCAAACAATGTAGATTTGAATTGTGATAGCACAGGTGGCAATAGTTCTTGTGGAACTGCTAATGCAGTGATTAATTTCACTGGTAGTTCAAACGATATCGATTTAGATATAGGTCAAACATCATCTGCAGCAACTGCTGATGTTGATATAGTTGGTCAATCAGGATCTGATTCGAATGTGGTAGCAGCAACTGTAGATGGCAACTCTGCTATCTTGACTATTACTGTGAATGGAGATACTAACAACTGGTTAATTGATATAGATGGTAATGGTGATGTAAATGGTCATACTTTAATTCATACTCACACTGGTGGTATCGCAGATGTTGATATCGTACAAAGTGGTATTAACGACCAATACATTAATCTTACTACTTCGGGAGATAATCATGACATTGATATCTCTCAAACTGACTAAAAGAATTTAATCTTTCATCATGAGATTTACGACTGTATTATTACTTACCTTATGTGGGATGCTTGTAATTTGTTCACAAGAAGCAAACGCAAGCATCGGTGAAGTGACTTTACATGAAGGAAATGGCACCATAGAAAGAAAGTCAGATGGCTCAGAGGTCATTACCGAAAAACAAGTAGGTGTCTTCAGTTATGATACAGTTAAAACTGGCAATGGTAAAACTGGTATCGAATTTATAGATGATACTAGAGTGGATGTTACAAGTCATAGTAAATTAATTATTGATGATTTTGTTTACGATCCTAATACTAAGACAGGAAAGTTATCTCTAAAAGCTAGTCTCGGAACAATTAGATATGCTTCTGGGCAAATCGCAAAGAACTCAGCAACAGATGTAAAGATTTCAACTCCTACAGCAACTATCGCTGTAAGAGGAACAGACTTCAGTATGACAGTAGATGAACTTGGTTCTTCTACAATTATATTACTACCAAGTTGTGATACAACTGGTGCGTGTTTCGTAGGTGAGATAGCTGTAGATTCTGATGCTGGTCAAGTAATACTTAATCAAGCATTTCAGGCAACAGTAGTAGATACAATATCATCTACTCCTATGAAACCTGTTCTCCTAAATTTAAACGAGGAGATGATAGGCAACTTATTAATAGTTGCCAAACCTAGAGAGATCGCAGATGGTCAAGCTAGGGAACAAGCATATAATAAAGTTGCTAGTGCTTTAGATATTGACTTCTTACAGTTTGATGATTTAGAAATAGATTACTTAGAAGAAGAAGAGGACACTTGGGCAACTGGATTAGATATAGATTTTTTAGAGCAAAACTTCTTAGTAGATATTTTGGCTCAGATAAATAAAGAACTTGCTAAAGCTATGCGAAGTGAGTTTGATAAACAAAAAGGAACTGACGGAATACAATTAGGAAAAGATCCAGTCACTGGTATTATAATTTTAGATGAAGATCCTGAGTGGGTTTATTCTAGAGAAGGTGCAGGAAACTTTTTTGAATTAAGATTAGATAAAGAATATGGTTATGTAATATCGTTTACACAAAATGACTTTACGATATTTGATTTTGAATTAGGAGGACAAGATAATGTCATTAATATCTTACAAAACCAATGATTGATTTTACAGATTTTTCAAAACAAGGAATTAAAGTTATCCTAACAGCTTGGGCATTATTTGCTCTAGGTATATTTGCTTGCGAAAAAGCATACGCAAGTGGTACAGGTACTTTAAACTGGACTGCTTACTCAACTTCTCACTATGCTCCTTATGTAGAATCTTCTTGTTATAATAATTATTCTTATCTTTCTACCTGTAATAATACCAACTGGGCATATGTAAACTCTACACCAATAGCTACAGGAACAACAAATAGTTTAAATTATAACTGGAACAGTGGAAGCATAACCATAGGTGGTACAAACATCGGATCTACTTCTAGAATGTTAGTCATCACAGGATACTGGCAACATCCAGGAACAGCTGGTCAAACATCAACAGTATATTTTGCTGGTCGTAATGATGATGGTCTTATAGTAAATATTAATGATACAAAAGTAATATCTGACTGGGCACAACAAGGTCCAAGATATTGGAACTCTAATGGTTCGTTTACAGGTGTGGGTGGTCAATGGTATCCTATCGTAATAAACTGGTATGAATGGAGTGGTTCAGCTAACATGGATATTCATTATAGAACTGATGGTAATAACGCAACTAATACTACCAGTGGTTGGCTTGACCATACTTCTAGTATGTTCTCAACAAGTTTACCAGTGACAACTGTCACTCCAACATCTGGTCAATCAACTTTAAAATCTACAGGTCAATCAGCAACTGGCGAAGGTGTTAAGGTGACAATGTCAGGAGATAATAATTCACTTACAGTTAGACAAGCTGGTAATAATAACTTTATTGTAGGAACTAATTGGTCAGACAACGCACAAGTTTCTGGAGATAGTAATACTCTATCATTTAATCAAGGAAATATTTTAACATCAGGAAGTAGTGGTAATAATGGTTTGGCTTTTGATATTACTGGAAACTCTAATACTGTAAATGTAGCACAAGGAGAAAACGCAAATGATACTGGTGGTCATAGATTATGGTTTGATATAGATGGCAATAGTAATACGATGAACTTAACACAAAATAATGATGGTAATTCTAATGCTAAACATTTTATGTATATTGATATAGATGCTAGTAGCAATAATGTATTAGCATATCAAAAGAATAATGGAGCAAAGACTTTATTTCTTGATATAAATAATAATAGCAATGATGTGGATATATTCCAGTATGGTACTGGTGACCATTTCCTTGATGTATTATTAGATACAGGAAACTATGCTCATGATGTAGATATTACTCAAGATGGTAGTGGTAGTCATGGAGCAAGAATAGATTTATCTGGTTATTCATACGATTTTGATTTAACTCAAAACAGTGGGACAGGTCAGCATTATACAGTAGAAGGAATATGTGGACAGTCAGGTGGCTGTACATTATCCACAACACAGAACTAAATATATAGAGTGGCATATAGCGACAAAGTCGTAGAAAGATTCGAGTCTGTTCTACGCAATCCACAAAAACATTCGGTTGGTAGATTCAATCCGAAAGACCACGATGTGGCTACAGGTATGGTAGGTGCTCCATCCTGCGGAGATGTAATGAAACTCCAACTAAAACTTGACCGAGCCAACGATCCAGATAAAGCTAAGATTACTGATGTCAAGTTTAAAACATATGGATGTGGTTCTGCTATCGCATCTTCTACTATGTTTGTTGAAATGTTAAAAGGCAAAACTATTGAGGAAGCCAAAAATATAAAAGACAAAGATATAGCTGAAGCATTGGAATTACCAGCAATTAAATTACACTGTTCAGTACTAGCAGAAGAAAGTATAAAAAAGGCGATAGAAGATTGGTATGATAAAAAATATTCTGACCCACTGGACAAGTAGTTTATTCACACTTGCCATTCTGGCAATCATAGGATTCTCAAATCCTGACTTCAAAGAAATAATAAAGTTAAAATCTTTTGACTTCTTACTTGCATCTGAAGAACAAACATTCTCAGAAGATATAGTTATAGTTGAGATAGACGAAGCTACATTAGATGTAAAAGGTCAATATCCTTTCAGTCGTGTTCATTATTCATTCCTTATAGAAAAGTTAAGAGATGCTGGAGCAGGTGTAATAGTATTCCCAATATTATTCTCAGAAGAAGATAGAGAAGATGGCGACTGGGTATTTGAAGCAACATTAAAAGCAGGAACTGTTATAGCACAGTTAGGAACTAATGATATTAATAAGAATGGTGTGCCTAGAGGTGTTGCTAAAATAGGAGACCCATTACCATACTTGTTTGAATGGGGTGGGATGCTTGGACCAATACCACAACTTGGTCAGGCAGCAAATGGAGTTGGTGTTGTAAATACTGCTCCCGAACTAGATGGTGTTGTTCGTAGAGTGCCTTTACTTATGAGAATAGGTGAAGATGTATATCCTAGCATAGCCATAGAAGTTATTAGAGTAGCAACAGGAGATCCATCGTATCAGGTAAAAGCTGGTGAGGGTGGCATACAAGCTATGAGAGTTCCAGGATTCGCTACTATTGAAACTGATGCGAATGCTAGAATATGGTTGAGACATGATAAAGAATATCATACCATGTCAATGATAGATGTAGAAGAAGGAGTAAATGATTTATTATTATTTGGTAAAACTGTAATCGTATCGCCAACTGCTGCTGGTATATCAAATATCATAGCAACTCCTAGAGGAGAACAGTACTCACATTATATAACTGCTTCTACATTACAAACTGTTTTATCAGGAGAACAAATAACTAGAGTAGATTACTTGCCACTAGTTGAAATGATAGCAGTAATATTGTGGGCACTTATAACTATTATCGCTGTTAGATTTTTACCATATGCTTGGCTCGCAGTTTACTTGGCTGTCTTAGTAGGTGCAGCGATAGCAAAAGCATACTTCGCATTTACTTGGTATGGTTGGTTAATAGATGTATCTTGGTTTGTTATAACAATATTCTTAGTAGGATTCCACGCAACCTTTACTAGATTTATTCTAGAGTTTAATTTAAAACAACAAATAAGAAAACAGTTTGAAAGATATCTAGATCCTAGACAAGTTGCTATCCTACAAAAAGATCCTAGTAAATTAAAACTAGGTGGTGAGAAAAGAGAGATGAGTTTCTTGTTTATGGATATAGTTGGCTTTACACCTATCTCTGAATATTTTAAAAACAAAGACGACCCAGAAGGATTGGTAGAATTAATTAATGATTACTTAAATAGAATGACTAAGATCGTATTGACCAATGGTGGTTGCGTAGATAAATACATGGGCGATTGTATCATGGCTTTCTGGAATGCTCCACTTGATTGCGATAATCATGCAGAGTTAGCAGTCAAAACAAGTATTGAATGTGCTGAAGAAACTGAGAAGCTAAAGAAAGAATATAAAGAAGCAGGATTACCTGAGATTAATATTGGTTCAGGTGTAAATACTGGAACATGTATCGTAGGTAATATGGGAAGTGAAATGAGATTTGATTATTCAGTCATAGGTGATGCAGTAAACCTTGCTGCGAGATTAGAAGCACAAACTAGAAACTATAAAAATTGTCATACACTATACTCACAATATACCAAAGATTGCCTAAATAGTATTAAGTCTAAAGAACTTGACAAAATCAAAGTCAAGGGCAAAGAAGAACTCATAACAATTTACGAACCATGTTAGAAACATTATTCTATATTGTGCTTACAGCATATACAACTTCTGGTGAGAATTTCCATTCAAACCTGAGCATCCCCTTTGACTCAAAGCTAACTTGTTCATATTATCTAAAGAATAAAATAGATGTCCACCCACTTCCATTCGAAAAGAATGAACTGGGCAACTATGTAGTGAGTTATAATGAAACTGAATATGAGGTTGACTTCTGGTCACATCAGTGTGAGGAGTTTTATTTCGATGTCAAGGACGGAAAGTGGAAAACTGTCCCAAATAGTATCTAAAACCCTTAAAAACAGGGTAAAATCAAGCCAAATCAAATAAGAGAGTATTTTAAGGACCACTGGACGCATGCGTATTCAGGGGGGTATAATACCATAGGGGCATGCCTGTTTGCGTCTCAGTGAGGATATATGGAGTCCGTTTTCCATAGATTATGTTCTTTTTTCCTTATTTTTAACTTTTTTACGATTTTTCTTTACTTTTAACTTTTTTTAGGGTAGAATGATAATACTGTCAAAAGTGACAGATTAACCACAAATATCTAAGGAGGATATATGGCTAATAAAATGACGCAAGAAGCTAAGTTGCTTCGTGCTTTGCAAAATGGTAGTGAATTCACTGCTAACCAAATAGCATCTAGATTCGGTATTGCGAATCCTTATGCTGTCGTGCAAAACTTGAAATTGAAAGGTTTTGCGATCTATCTAAACAACAGAACTAATTCTGTTGGGCAGACCTATAAGAAGTATCGTCTAGGTACTCCTACAAGGGCAGTAGTTGCTGCTGGATATAGAGCACTTATTGGTGCGTAATCATTTCGTCCTGATATGATTATAAAGGGGAGTCGGTCATCAGTATCACTCCCCTTTACTTTTAAGTTTTTTATAATTAGAATATAACTATGGCAATATTTTTAACTCAATACGATGTAAAACTAAATGATGGCTCTCGTAAGACTTTTGCTGGTCCCGATATTGATTGTTGGGATTTAGAAGAAGCTCAAGAACTTGCCAAGGATATGAGTCCTACATTATATGTTTGCGGAGAATGGGTAGAAAATGTTATGCCTTACCGATTAACTTTATAATGAGAGGAACAATATGAGTGATAATTATGATGACCGAAAGTTTGATGAAGCTATGAAAACTCAAATGCGTCAACAACTAGGCGAGTCTATTTGTACTGTTAAGTTTAAAAAAGCTGACGATACTGAAAGGGAAATGAAATGTACTACTAATATTAGATTTATCCCTGAAGAGAATATACCTGGAACTGGTCGAGAAACCCATGATGAAAGGTTGGAAGTTTCTAGGGGAAACGATAACAACTTGTTTGTTGTTTTTGATACTGAAAAAGTTAAATGGAGGTCTTTCAGATATGAAAGGATGCTTTCATTTTATTATCCAGGAACTGGTAGAACAAACAACCCACCTGTAAAAAGAATTTTTCCATGATATTAATTGATTATAGCCAAGTAGCAATATCTAACATCATGTCTTTTAAACAAGACTTGATACAAGCAGAGATGACAGGTGACAGCAAAGGTGCTGAAGATATTATTCGTCACTGTATTTTATCAAGTCTTAAAATGTATAAGAAAAGATTTGGTAAAGATTATGGAGATGTTGTAGTATGTTGCGATAGTTATAATTACTGGAGAAAAGATTATCATCCTTACTATAAATCTAAAAGAGCAGGATCTCGTGAACAGGATGATATGCCATGGGATGTTCTATTTACCATAATGAGTAAAGTAAGAGATGAGATTGCTGAGCACTCTCCTTACAAAGTTATGCGTATAGAAAGATGTGAAGCTGATGATGTTATAGGTGTATTATGTGAACATACTAATGAGTTTGGTAATCACGAACCTGTAATGATAGTGTCAAGTGATAAAGATTTTAAACAGCTTCAAAAATTTGACAATGTAAAACAGTTCTCTCCTATGCAGAAGAAGTTTGTTACAGTTGATAAAGGAGAAACTGTTAAAGAGTTTACTACTATGCACATAGTAAAAGGTGACACTGGTGATGGTGTACCAAATATATTTTCCCCTGATGATATATTCCATCAGGATGGTGTAAGGCAGAAACCTGTCACCAAGAAAATACTAGAGGAGTTCTATGCTTTTGGAAAAGCAGCATGTAGAACTGACGAAGAAAGAGAACGATGGGATCGTAATGAAACTTGTATATCTTTATCGCATATACCAGAAGAATATAAAAAAGCGATCTCAGATGAATACCTAAATAATAAAGCGAATGGCGATAAGATGTCACTGTATAATTACTTGATGGAGAATCGCTGTAATTTATTATTAGAGGAGATTGAGGACTTTTAATTATGGCTCAAAAATTTATAGATAAAATCCTACAGGATATTAATGATACTGGGGATGTTGAAAAGTATAAGGATGATGCACTTGTAAAGATTATATTTCAAGAAGCATTTAATCCTGCGAATAAATGGATTCTACCAGAAGGTGTACCACCTTATAAAAAGGCTGACGAACCTGATGGAATGTTTCCTACAAATATGTATCTTGAAGCAAGACGCATAGGTTATATATTCAAGCGAGAAGATCTTAAACCTATAAAAAGGGAAGGATTATTTATCGAACTGCTTGAAAGTGTATCACCTGAAGAAGCAAAGATTCTTTTAGCAATCAAAGACCAAAGACTGGACAAAGTATATCCTAAGATTACTCCAGCAGTCGCAAGTAAAATTGTTGAGATTGATACTAAAGAAGCTGATAAGATGATTGCTGAAGCAAAAGATGCTGAAGAAAAAGCTAAAAAACCACACCAGAGTACAACTCAAAAACGAGATGCTTCTGGTAAATTTACTAAGAAGGCAAAGTAATGACTAAACCACTAGAAGAAAGATTAACTACTCTAAAAGATTTAGAGAATAGTATTGAGTATGCTGGTGAAGTTCGTGTATGTACTGAAGATAGATTAGTTGTAGCATATAGAGAAAAAGATACTGCTGCGAAAAAAGAGGTACAGTTTGATGTATATGATTCGGCTACAGATAAATGGACTAGAGACGACTGGGAATGTACATATCCTAACATTGAAAAGTTAAACGCAACTGATGTCACTGTTAGAGTAAGCAATCATAGATGAAAGTAGCTGTTGTTATGGGAGTGGCGAACGATCGCTCCATTGCATGGGGTATCGCCAACAAGTTGATAGATGAAGGATACACTTGTATCTTTACTTATCCTAACGATTCCATAAAGAAAAGAATTACTAGACTATCGCCTATGGCTCATACTATTAAGTGCGATGTATCTAATAGTATGGATGTAAGAAACGCATTCATAGAAGCAACTCAACATTATCCTAAGATAGATTATGTTGTACACGCAATGAGCATGACTGACTTTAGAGAGTTAGATGGTAAGATGATGGATATAAGTAGAGATAACTTTTTAGAAAGTTTAAATGTTGGTTGCTACTCATTAATTGACATAGTAAAAAGTAGTCTAGATAAAATGAATGAGGGTGGAGCATATCTTACACTAAGTTATGATGGTGCTCGAAGAGTTTACGATAACTATAATGTAATGGGTATAGTAAAAGCAGGATTAGAATCTGCCACTCGATATCTAGCAAAAGATTGTGCTGAAAAAGGTGTAAGAATAAATTGTATTTCAGCAGGAGTAATTAAAACATCAAGTGCTATGGCAGTAAAAGGTAGCAAAGGGATGTTAAAGTGGGCAGAGGGAGTGAACCCAATGAAAAGAAATATCACTCTAGAGGATTTAGCAGGAAGTGCATATTACTTCCTATCTGATTTATCTTCAGGTGTGACAGGTGAAACACATTATGTAGATTGCGGATATAATATTATAGGAGCACCGAGTATAAATGACATCTAAAGTAATCAATCGCAAGTTTGCGACAATGGATAATAAGAAGATTAAAATGCAACTGAATGGTTTTGTTATGAATACTCATGTTGACCATATTGATGAATTATTTGATGAAGGAATTATTAGATACTTTGTTAATCATGTTTTATATCAACTGGACTTTCAAAGGCAAATACATTTTGAAGAACAACTAAAGAAAGCTGATAGCCGACCCATACCAGATGGGCATGCAAATCAGGCAACTATTGAAGAACATAAAGTATATTGTGAGGTGGTATTAGAGGATCCTTCTAAACCTGATTGGTGGGAACCTGATACTCGAGGGATTGCTTGGAGTATTCATGAGCAAGGGCAAATGAATATAAAAGATATCGACAATATAAAATATGATATATATAATATAGAGGAGAAGCAATGAGAAGTATATTGAAAGAAGCACTGAAGAAAAAGTACGAAGGTGACATAGCAGAAGCCACTGCCAACTTAGCAGTTTATTTTCATAATCCTGTAGGCATAGGTGAACATCCAGAAATAATTACTGAGATGGATAAGCAACTAGAAAAAATTGCTGCTGCTAAAGAAAAGCTAGAGGTCTTACAAGAACAAGATGCCTAGTATAATTGGACACGGAATTGATATGGTTCTTGAGTCTCGATTTGAGAGACGCAGGGAAAAATGGGCAGAAACTATTTTATCCCCAAAAGAAAAAGAAATATATAATGGACTGTTAGATAGACAGAAATGTAATTATCTAGCAAAGGTATGGGTGTTGAAAGAAGCATTTGTAAAAGCAAGACAACACCCAATCGTTGGTATGAAAGAAGCTAGAATGTTTTCTTATATCTCACCGAACTTAATACCGAGTAAAGAGATGAGAGAAAAATTAAAAGGAGTAAGCATACATTGTTCACTATCGGATTTCAAGGGTTGCGTGATTGGTTCAGTAATTTTAGAGAACAACACTTAACAACCTATAAACAAACTTTTCGTATTAGATACTGGTGGTTTACCCAGCTGTGTCTCGTAGGAATTATTGCCTTTGGTCGTTGGGATCTAATACCTTATATTTTAGGTTGGTGGTTCTTTGGAGCAATGGCTATAACAATATATGCTCATAGAGGATTATCACATAACAGTATTACAGTAAAATGGAAATGGCTCGAACACTTATTCTGCTCACTATGTATCCTAAGCAATATAGGAAGTCCACTCGCATGGGCAGTGGTTCACAGAATGCACCATGTGTATCTAGACGAAGAAAAAGACCCACACTCTCCACATCAAATTGGCTTTCTAAGATCTTTAACCCATAGATGGGATGTACCTTTTGAGAATATACCACTAAGATTTACTCGAGGATTACTTAGATTAGAAACTCCAAGGTGGTATCATGATAATTCATTTATTGCTTTCGTAGGGTTTATATTCTTTATATGGGCAACTACAACATTATATGGTGCTTATTCACATGGCTGGGGAGAAGTATTTAATTATCTAGCCAATCCTATCTTTTATGATGGAGCAGCACAATGGTTATTAATTTGGGGTGTAGAGTTTGGCTGGGCAGGTTTTGCTGGAGTAGCACTAGGACAATGGTCAATGGGTATTACTAACGCATGGCAACATAGTGACAAAAGAGGTAAAGGATACATTCGAAATATCCCATGGTATTTAAGTTTTATAAACTGGGGTGAGGGAAGTCATGACTACCACCATACAAATCCAAAAGATTTCAAGTTTGGTAAAGGATTGAACGACCCAACACAATATTTTATACTTTTCCTAAATAAGATTGGGGCAGTGAGTATAAATAGAAATATATGATGTTCCAGTTTACGAAGTGCTTGGTGGTACACAGAAGAGAGAGCAAAGCAAGTACCCTAACCAAGTGAGTTAGTGCTTTCGGTATCTAACTCCCCTGTCTCAGTGGGTCACTTCGATGCAGTTTTGGTAGTTTCTGCTCAACAAAAAACTACCACTTGTTTGATGAAAGGAAACATAATGGACTATAATGTCGAAACTTATTTAATAGAATATATCATAACACTAACATTTTCATTTTTATTTTTCATATTAGGTTGGGCAATGCCAAGAGGAAGCAACCTAAAAAGAATCCAAGGTAAAATCTTTAAGAGGTTTTATAATTGGACAGGAGCATTTATGGTTAAGTTCCATAACTTCTTTGCTGATGAAGAATTTTATTTAGAACATATTTGGCAAGACACAAAAGATTATGTACGAAAAAAACATGGATTCCAAAAAAAGAAACCAAAGACAACTAAGAAAAAGTAATGTTTAGACCACCATATCATGTAGCATTGAAAGATGTACCATTCCCATTATCTGATGCGGAGTTAGCAAATCAGATTGCAAGATACGATAGAAAGAATGGTGATTGGGCAAAACGAAAAAATATACCTGACATATGGCATACTGATAAAACAGCTTATGCTTATGGTGCGTATGGTTTTGTAGCAAACTTATGGATTAAAAATACATTATACACTCCTGAGTTTAAACAATGGCTAGACAGAAACATGATGGCTCCAGCACTCGTAGGAACTATATTTGTTTCCCCACCTGGATATTCGCTTAGACCACATATAGATTATGCTGATTACAATATTGAATACTATTGGCGAATAAACTTTCCTGTAAAATTAAAAGACAACGAAGATAAATCTATGGCATTCTGGGATCCTAGTGATTGTAATATGGAAAGAAGAAACTATATTAACCACCCAAAGATGCCACATACTGACGCAATGAGTTTAATTGAGTTTGATGATGAGACACGACCAAAGGTTAAAAAACATTTTGATACACAACTAGGTGACGCATCTTTGATATGTGTAGCTGGACCTGATTGTGCTCACAGTATGATATATGATGGGGAAGAAGAAACTTACACTATCTCTATAGATTTTGTAGATAAAAGAACAGGTGGACGAATCCATGATTGGAAAGATATTGAAAAAAGAATGGGAAAACATTTTATAAAAACAGATAACCCATCGCCGATTAAAGCATGGGTAAAAGAAGATGGTACATTTGGATGGAGTAGAGATGTTAGTTGAACCTTATTACATGTCATTAAAAGACACACTTGAAAGACCTATTACTAATGAAGACTTATATGAAATATTAGAGCCACTGAGGACTAATCTTAGTCGTGGTAATATATGTGTAAGGAATAGTTATTTTCGTATTGAAATGATGAAGCAATGGAGGGATATGATGCTAATGCCATATGGTTGTAGTATCTTTCGTGCCTTGCCTAATTATAGAATGTCACCACATGTTGATAGTCCGAGTCGTCCTGACTGGGGCAGAGTGACTTGGGCATTCGAAGAGGTAAGTCCTGGGATATATGAACCATGGCAAGCAGATGAAGAAGAGTCATCTATTATGTCATATTGGGATGTAAGTGAAGCTGATGAGGTGACCACTGATATGTGTAATATAACAGGAGACCCAAGTAGAGATTTAACTTATGTAATACCAAGAGAAAAAAGATTGCCTGGATGGTTCGGAAACTTGAAAGAAGAACTAAGTTTTCAAATGTCACATCCTGGATTAATTAATGTGGGTGCACCACATTCAGTATGGCATACTTCTGATAAACCTCGTATCGCCATATCTGTTGAGTTTATGAATAGGAAAGGTGTCTTTGAAGGATTTGATAAGTTAGCAAAAACATTACAAAGATTTGGTTATGCTGATTTAGAAAGAGATGATGCTACTAAAAAATATGGTAGTAGAATATCAAATCATTTCACTTGCCTATATAATAAAGCAACTGATGAAGATGTTCCTGAAACTGTTTTTGACTTTGAAGCACAAAAGAAAAAATTATATCCTGATGAAAATGATGAACGCAGACAATGGACATTTGAACAATGGGAAGATGCATACTTAAAAGATAGAGTGCTTGAAAAGGGTGCTACTCCTGGCAAGTTGTTAGCTGACCAAGGATTAAATTATGACAGCTTTTTAGAAAAGAAAAATGTTGGTTTTCGATACACTATCGGAAATGTAATGGAATCTTTAAAGACTGTTGAGGAAGAGTATTATAAAAAATACCCTAGATGAAAAAGGGAATAATTATAAGTTTCACTGGCATTGGTTATTCAATGGGTGGAATACAAAAGGAAGAGTTTCAAAAGATTAAATCTTTTAGAGATTATGATAGTTTATTTGTTATTGATGAAAATAGGAGTTGGTTCAATACTGTTAATCCTGAACAAATAATTGAAAAAGTAAATATGTATGAGAATGTAATTACTTTAGGAAACAGTATGGGAGCATTTAATGCAATAATGTTCGCAAAATATTATCCTGTAAAAACAGCAATTGCATTTGCTACACAATATAGTTTACATCCTGACATAGTACCATGGGAAAACAGATGGACTAGATGGCAAAAAGATATTACTGAATGGAAACATCCACACTTAGAATTTAATGACACAACAGAGTATCATATAATACAAGGGGATGAACCAATGGATATGAAACATCTTGATATGATACCTGATAAACCTAACATTAATAAAATGTTAATTGAAGGAGCCAGTCATAATGTGGCTATTAAACTTTTAACACAAAATAAACTTTATCAATTAATAGAAAGAATCACTGTATGAAAGTAATTGTAATCTTGACTGCTATGTTATGGTATGAAGGAATAGGAACTACAGCTCAAACAGATTTTACCAGAGCACAATTTAAAACAATAGCAGAGTGCC